TACAGAAACAGATTCTAATGTTTTAACAACAGATATTTTAGAAAACATTATTCTTAATTCTCAATATAGGATAATGAGAGATGTTCCAATTGATGCAGATAGAGTTCAACAAACTGGTGATTTAGTTGCAGGACAAGAAACAATTAATGCTCCTGGAGGTGCTTTGTTTATTAGAGGCATACAAGTTTACGATTCTACATCTGCCACAACAGGTCCTAATGTTTGGTTAGAAAAAAAAGATGTAACTTATTTACAAGAATATGTTTCTTCAACAGCATCAAGTTTTAGAGGACAACCTAAATATTATGCAATGTTTGGTGGAGCTACGGGAGATGGAGACACTAACTCTGGACGTATATTTTTAGCTCCAGTTCCTGATACAACATACAAATTTAGAGTTCATTTTAATAAAATGCCAACTACTTTAGCTTCAGATAATACCACTAATTATATCAGTTTAAATTTTCCAAATGGACTTTTATACTGCTGTCTATCAGAAACATATGGATTTTTAAAAGGTCCGATAGACATGTTGACTTTGTATGAAAATAAATATAAACAAGAGGTACAAAAGTTTGCTAACGAGCAAGTTGGTAGAAGACGAAGAGATGACTACACCGATGGCGCTGTTCGAATACCAGTAAACTCAGCAAACCCGTAGGAGATTAAATTATGGCAATAACATCTGCAATTTGTACAAGTTTTAAACAAGAAATTTTAGTTGGAACGCATAACTTTACAGCAACAAGTGGTAACACTTTTAAAATAGCTTTATTTACAAGTGATGCATCTTTAGGTGCTAGCACAACAGCTTATTCAACTTCAAACGAAATTACTAATTCATCTGGAACTGCTTACACTGCAGGTGGGGCAACTCTTACAAGTGTTACACCTACTACTTCTGGAACAACTGCACTTTGTGATTTTGCAGATGTTAGTTACACTTCAGCATCTTTTACAGCAAATGGTGCATTAATTTATAACGATACACAATCTGACAAAGCTGTTGCTGTTATCGCTTTCGGTGGTGATAAAACAGTTTCTTCTGGAACATTTACAATTCAATTTCCAACAGCAGACGCAAGTAACGCAATAATTCGTATAGCATAAGGAGGAATTCCTTATGGCCAATTCTTGGAATGAATCCGGCACAACCTGGGGAACGGATCGGTGGGGAACTACTGATGCAATTACTTCAGGATGGGGTGCTGACGTTTGGAACACTGGTGGTTCATGGGGTCAAGCTACTGATGAAATAGTTTTTCCAACAGGAATATCCGCAAGTTTTTCTCTAGGAGATGTAGTTGCATATTCAGAACAAGGTTGGGGAAGAGATGCTTGGAGCGATGAGCCGTGGGGCGAAAGTTTTGATCCGGTTGTTTCAGTAGAGGGTCTTGGTCTTACAGCTTCTTTAGGTGACGCAGAAGAATTTAACGAAACAGGTTGGGGTAGATTATCTTGGAATCAAGCAGATTGGAATGAGGGTGCAGATGAAACTATATCTGTTTCAGGTTTAGAAGCAACATCTTCAATAGGATCTATAACTCCAGCATTTACATATTTATTAGAAATGATAGGTGCTAATCACTCGATGACAACGAGTGTTGGCAGTCTGCAAGTTGATGGTGAAATAGGTGTACCAATAACAGGAGTAGAAGCAGAGTTTGCAACTCCAACAATGGGTTATGCAGGAACTTTAGTTGGTTGGGGCAGAGATGGTTGGAATGATAATTCTTGGGGTGAATCTCCTAATCAAGTTATAACTTTAGTTGGCAGAAGCATGGAAGCTTCTGTTTCAGGATCTAATAGTTGGGGTGAAAACACATGGAATAGTAACGAAGTTTGGGGTGGAGTTTTAGATGTAACCATAGAAATAGGACAACCGTTAACTGGTCAAGAAGCAACAACAAATGTTGGTAGTTTTAGTTTTGTAATTAGTCCTACTATAAGTTTAACAGGTCAAGCAGCAACAGTAAGCGTAGACGATTTAGGATTAGCTTTTGGTGTTAGCACTGAACCAATATCAAGTGTATCATCAACAGTAAGTTTAGGAACTTTAGGATTAGAATTTGGACCAAGTGAAATTACAGGAGTATCTGCAACAACTTCTGTGGGAGAATTAACTACAGGTGCTATAGAATTATTAAACTTAACAGGTGTATCATCAACAGTAAGTGTAGGTTCTTTAGCACCTGCAGATGTAGTTGGTTTAACAGGAGTATCTGCTACAGTAAGTGTAGGAACAATATCACCTGCTGATGTAGTACAAGGTTTAATTACATCTGAAATAACATCAAGTCTAGGTTTATTAGGAATACAAGCTTACGCAAATATTGACACAGGATCAAATACATCGTATACAAGTGTTGCAACAGGATCAAATAATACGTATTCTGATGTTTCAACTGGAAGCAATACTTCATATAGTAATGTTTCTACTGGATCAAATGATACATATTCTGATGTTGCAACTGGATCAAATACAAGTTATACTGACGCTGCATAGGAGAAAAAATTATGGCATCAACATACACACCTTTAGGTATAGAACTTCAAGCAACTGGTGAAAATGCCGGTACATGGGGTACAAAAACTAATACTAATTTACAAATTATAGAACAAATTTCTGGTGGGTATACAACACAATCAATTGCTGGTGGTGCACAAACTACAACTTTATCAGTTTCAGATGGATCAACTGGTGCAACTCTTTCTCACAGAATGATTGAGTTCACAGGAACAATTACAGGAAATCAAATTGTAACTATACCTCTAGATGTTCAAACATTTTATTTTTTAAGAAATTCAACTTCAGGTTCATACACAGTACAATTTAAATATGTATCAGGAAGTGGTGACTCATTTACTTTTGCAGCAGGTAATAAAGGTGATGCTCTTGTATTTGCTACTGCAAATGATGGAACTAATCCAGACATTGATACTTTACCAGCTGGAGATGTTACATTAACTGGAACACAAACTTTAACAAACAAAACTTTAACTAGTCCTAAAATAGGAACTTCTATTTTAGATACTAACGGAAATGAATTAGCCTTATTAACTGCAACAAGTTCTGCAGTAAACGAATTTACAATTGCAAATGCTGCAACTAGCGCAGGACCAACTTTATCATCTACAGGTGGTGATAGTAACATTGATATAAACATTACACCAAAAGGAACTGGAGATGTAGTTCTTGCTGGTGATACTGTAAAAGTTGGAGATTCTGGAGCAGCTGCTACATTAACTTCAAATGGAGCAGGAGCGCTTACAGTAACTACTGGTGGTGCTACAGATTTAGTTTTAAGTACAAACAGTGGAACTGATTCAGGTACTATTACAATTACAGATGCAGCTAACAATGATATTACAATTGCTCCGAATGGTACAGGAGATGTTGTTCTTTCAGCTGATACTACAAAAGTTGGAGATGCTGGAGCAGCAGCTGTTTTAACTTCAAATGGTGCAGGAACACTTACAGTAACAACAGGTGGAGCTGCCGATCTTATTTTAAGCACAAACAGTGGAACTGATTCAGGAACTATTACAATTACAGATGCTGCTAATGGAGATATAACTATTTCTCCTAACGGAACTGGAGTTGCTAAAGCAGTGGATGCTGCAGATGCAACTGGAGCAATTAAAATTGCAGGTAAAGAAACTATTTGGGTTCCAGCTTCTGCAATGTATCCTAATTCTACAAATGGTTGTGCAGATTTAGAACAAACAGAATTAAGTAATGGTCCAGAATTAAAATCTTTGGACTTTGACAAAGACTCAGACGAGTTTGCACAGTTTGCTGTTGCTTTTCCTAAATCATGGAATGAAGGCACAGTAACTTTTCAAGCATTTTTTACAGCTAACACAACAAACACAGGAACTACAGCATGGTCTTTAGCAGGTGTAGCGTTAGCTGATGATGGAAGTCTTAATACTGCATTTGGTACTGCAGTTCTACCTACAGCAAAAGCAATGAGTGGAACAGCAAATGACTTAGCAGTTACAGCAGA